TGGTCGATTATGACGTACGACGGAGGCACGACTTATATTGTTTCATTGTCAGTGAAAGCGGCGGCATAACTTATGGGTATTGGTGGCGGTTCTAAATTTACACTCGAAAAAACCTGGCGAGCAAGCGGTGTCGGTACGACGAAGTTTAATAGCCCAGGAAATATCGCAATTCCTTATGGTAGGAATAGTATTCTTGTTTCAGGACAAGGTGGATCTGGAACTGCTTTAATTCCTGGGCCTGGAGCTAACTTTAATATTGTCGCCGGAAATGCAACCGGTACATTTAATATTATTCCCGGGACCGGAAGCACATTCAACGTAATTCCTGGACCTGGAGCTAACTTTAATATTGTACCAGGAAATGCAACCGGTACATTTAATATTATTCCCGGGACCGGAAGCACATTTAATATTATTCCTGGACCTGGAGCTAACTTTAATATTGTACCAGGAAATGCAACCGGTACATTTAACAAAGTTCCTGGGACCGGAGCTAACTTTAATATCATCTTTCCACAAACAGGCACATTTAATATTCTCTTTCCGGGAACAGGCACATTTAACATTGTTGCAGGAACTGGAACAGGCACATTTAATAAAGTTCCTGGAACTGGAAGCACATTCAACGTAATTCCTGGGCCTGGAGCTAACTTTAACATTGTTGCAGGAACTGGAACCGGTACATTCAATAAAGTTGCAGGAACTGGCACAGGTACATTCAATAAAGTTGCAGGAACTGGAGCTGGCTTTAACGTTGTTGCGGGAACTGGAGCTGGCTTTAACGTTGTTGCGGGAACTGGAGCTGGCTTTAACGTTGTTGCGGGAACTGGAGCTGGCTTTAACGTTGTTGCAGGAACTGGAACTGGTAGTTATAATACTAGCGGTGGAAATGCAGTCTCTTATAATGCTCCTAGTATTAAATATGGCCCAGGATTTGTGAATGCATTTAACGCTATAAGTAATGGTCCTCAAAACTTCAATGCGCCTTCAAATGGTCCACAAAACTTCAATGCGCCTTCAAATGGCCCACAAAACTTCAATGCGCCTTCAAACGGCCCTCAAAACTTCAATGCGCCTTCAAACGGCCCTCAAAACTTCAATGCACCTACAAATGGGCCACAAAACTTCAATGCTCCAACGAATGGCCCACAGAATTTTAATGCACCTACAAATGGGCCACAAAACTTCAATGCTCCAACGAATGGCCCACAGAATTTTAATGCTCCAACGAATGGCCCACAAAACTTTAATGCGCCAACGAACGGGCCTCAAAACTTTAATGTCGCGAATGGTCCTCAGAACTTCAATGTCGCGAATGGTCCTCAGAACTTTAATGCGCCAACGAACGGGCCTCAAAACTTTAATCCTGCAACTAACGGGCCTCAGAACTTCAATGCGCCTACAAATGGTCCTCAGAACTTTAATGCGCCAACGACCGGGCCTCAAAACTTTAATGCGCCAACGACCGGGCCTCAAAACTTCAATGCGCCTTCAAATGGCCCACAAAACTTCAATGCACCTTCGAATGGTCCACAAAACTTTAATCCTGCTACCAATGGTCCGCAGAATTTTAATGCTCCAACTCCGGCGGTTCCAGGAAATGCAGCAAATGCGCTCGGTATTACTTTCCCCGGATCAAATGCCGGTGGTACGCCTGCGCCGGTGATAAATAATCAGACGGCAAGCTACTATTCTTTTCCGGATGGCCAATCACATTCGGTAACTGTAGCGCCCGGAGGATATATAGATATTACTATTGAATAAGTGACTTGACGAGGATTTACTATGCCATATATTATTCCTAAATATGGGAAACAATTGAATTGCTTTGCAGTATGGTCGGGAGGATTTACTCCTGAAGAAGTCGATAAAATTATCGATCTCGAAAAACTCCAAGAGTTTGAAAAAGGAAAAGTTGGGCTAGAGAAGAATGCCGCAGCTCCGGCTGAAACGCGAGATTCTGATATCTCGTGGATACATCATGATCAACACAGTGATTGGCTATTTCAGAGAATGTCAGGAATCGTTTCTGTCGTGAACTACGACAACTTTATGTATGATATCGAAGGCGTCGAAGCTTTTCAATATACAAAGTACGGACCAAATCAACATTATACATGGCATTGGGATGTTGAATTTGGCTGGCAGAAATATATAAGAAAGATCTCAGCATCTCTGCTTCTTTCAGATCCGAGTGAATATGAAGGTGGAGAGTTAGAGATCGTAAACAACGGAAACTTTGAAGACAAAGTTTCGTTTAAACCGAATAAAGGTGATATCGTATTCTTCGCTTCATGGATGCCACATCGAGTGAAGCCAATCACTTCTGGTTTTCGTAAGAGTCTTGTAGCATGGGTAATGGGTGAGAGAGAATGTTGAGTTGGAATCCTTTTAAAAAGAAACCTATTATTGAGTTTTATTGCCATCGCGATGATGTTGAGGCATTACCTCAGCCAAAGCCTGCGGCAAAATATATGCCAGAATGGTATAAAAGAATTCCTCCACTGATTACAGATGGAAGAGATGATCGTGATTGGTCAGGATCTCATAGCTTTACTGCAAAAAAATGCATGCCGATGATCGACGCAATGTCATTAGGATATGTCATTCCTCTTATCGGCGACTTGACAGTCAGATCAAATCACGACTGCAGTACAATTGAAGTCACGTCTTCTCCACAGATCAACGTATGTGAGTTTCATGACATTCGACAACTTGGAGAAAGATCTGCTCCTGGATTTCCTGCACCTCCTTTGAAGTTTGTCAATCCATGGATTGTAAAGACTGCTCCGGGTTGGTCGACTCTTTTCATAGCTCCGATTAATAACTTTGAAAGCCATTTTACATGTCTGTCAGGATTAGTTGATACAGATACATATCCAAAAGAAGTCAATTTTCCTGCAATCTGGCACACTCCAAATGCCGACGTGCTTTTACTTGCTGGTACACCTTTAGTCATTGCCATTCCAATTAAGCGTGATGCTGTTCCATCAAAGCCCAATATTCGAAACATGAAAGAAGATGAACATCACTTAATTAATATCATATCAAAGATGCAAAACACTCGAAGAAGCGTATATACAAAAGAATTGAGAGTACCAAGAAAATGAAAAACTTGTTTTCTTTATTAAAACCAAAGAAAGATATTGAATTCGTAGATACTAAGAAGTTATCTTATCATAACTTTTCTGTTGAACGAGCGATTGATGTTCCAACAAATACTCGCAAGGTTCAACAAGACAAGTATGGCAAGCATCTGATGCCATACTGTCCGGGAATTTTAGACTATGCTCAATTTGGCTATATCATTCCGGCGTGGGTAGACATTCATATTATGGCAAATAAAGCTGGTACTTCTTGGTATCTTGGAGACAGAGGACCGAGAGGAGATCGCGGATTTGACAATGGCGTAAAGATGGATGAAAAATTTGTAGAAGGCGCATTTACTCCAATTGGAATTGATCCTACAGCAATCTTATTTCCATCTCCTTGGAAAATTTTTACTCAAAAAAACATTAGCGCATTGTTAATGCCTGCATTTTATCATTCTACTTTTCTTGAAGATCTATACATAACTCCTGGTTTGGTAGACTATAAGAGTTTCCATATTACAAACTTCATTTGCATGCCGAAAAGAGAATGTAACGTTCACATTAAAGCGGGAGAACCTTTGTTGCACGTCATTCCTTTCCTCAATAAAGATATTACTGCTTCTGTTGGCCCAGCTTCAGATGAGATGATAGATAAAACTATGAATCTAATTCCCGGAGATGATAAGCAATACTATCGAAAGTATATGGGAATAAAAAAGAAATTTAATATGCAAAAAGAAGAGAATAAACAATGAACATTTTTGTTTCAGTATGCTCGTATCAAGATCCTTTACTTCCTCATACCATCAAGAGTATGATGCAAACCAAATCCAATCGGAATAATGTAGTCTATTCGATCTTCGAGCAAACTCGTTATGAAGATTCGTTGGCGTGCACAGAACCTGTGCTTGTAAGTCGAGATGATGTCATCTATAAAAGAATCGATCCCGAATACTCTGATGGTTGTGTTTGGGCAAGATATATTAATATGTTAAATATCACAAACGAGTATGACTTCATTTATCAAGTCGACTCACATATGTTACATGATATGAATTGGGATCGAGCTCTGATTGAAGATTATAAGAGAGCGATGGATATGTGTGAAACCAATAAAGTCATCATTACTGGATCATGTAAATCATTTATAATTGAAGAAAAAGACGGAGAGATTAAAACTTATCTTTGTCAAGAAGAAAATGATGCTTGTCAAGTCAAGTATTATACTATTGATCCGGATACTTTGATTCCAGATGTACATGGAGACGCGATTCCATCGACTGATATGCCAAGACCGGCGTTTCATATTATGGCAGGAAACTTCTTTACGCATGTCGATTGGATTGACAATGTCGGATTAGATCCAAAAGTCTTCTTTGTAGGAGAAGAAGTCATGATGACGATGATGTCATACGCTGCTGGATATAAAATGTTCCATCACAGTAAGATGGTTTCATATCACTTAGAAGACACGAGTAATTGGCATACGAAAACTCCGCCAGAAGATGCGAAAGCTGCGCGAAGAAGAAAAATACTTTCAGAGATCGGTCGTTGGCAATGGAAAAAATATCTTGAGGCATGCAGAGAAGATCTTCTTTCTGAATTCCACAAAGAATTTGGTGTAGACTTTATTAATCTTGATATTGAAGATCGTGCTCGAACTTATAGTCTTGACGTTGTTCCAGGTAAAATTGATCTTCTTGCTATTTCGAAGAAACCGAAGAAGAAAGTGAAATTGCCGAAAACTCTTTTTATGAGTGAAGATGAAGAATGATCGTTTGTTCTCTTCCACGATGTGGTGCTACTCGTTTTTGCTTGGATCTCCAAGAGAAAACAAGTTTACCATTTGTGGGAGAGTTACATCCTGTTCACATTCAAAGTAATAGAAAACAACTTACTCACGAAACTAAGCATCAAACAAATTTTACGCAAGATTCGTTTGCCGACTTGTTACAAGATCATAGTGAACACATCGTACTTGTAAATCAACACTCGTATCTTTTAGCCAATCAGGCAAGTTTCTTTATACTTCGTAAAAATATGAGAAACGCTGCTTTAAGTATGGCAAATTATTTGCTAAAAGTATATCCCGAATTAAAACCCAATGCCATTCGTTTTAATATTGGTTTGATGTATAATGATTATCGTGCACTCGTCGCGTATTTAAATAAATACCAAAAAGAAGTTGTTTGGTACGAAGATTATTATGGTATCGAAGACACACATATGCCTTTACTTGATTCGTATCCTGGCAAAGAGTCTATTATAAAAGAGATTGATTCGTATTATGAATCTAAAAGTTCATAAAAGATATGTGCTTACATTCGCGCAATTAGCAGGCCCATTTATTACAATCTGGGCTCTGATTCAATATGCAACTTTTCCATGGATAATTGTTTCACTCACAGCGTTCTTTTTGATGAGAGTAATAGGTGGATCGATTACGTATCATCGAATCCACAATCATCGTACGCATACAATGAATCCTATCGTAGAATTCATATGCACGGCATTCGGATTCTATGGTTCATTTGCTTCGCCGCTTGAATTCTGTGTATCGCACGACAATCATCACAAGTATCATGACACTCAGAAGGATCCGCATCCTTACCATTTGCAAGGTTGGAAAATACTTTTTCCGATTCTTTGGAATAATGACACGAATCAAATAAATTTGAAAACAACAGTCAGACTGATTCGTAATAAGATTACCAATTTCTTCTATGAAAAATACTGGATTTTGCTATTCTTACCGTTTCTATTGTTATTCATATCGTTACCAGCATACTTGTTTATTTACATTGTTCCTGCTACATTGTCGATATGGTCAACAGCGATCGCATCTCTAAATCATGATATAAATGGCCCAAAAGATATGGGATTTTGGTACGGAATTATTAGTGGTGGAGAACATATGCATAAACAACACCACGAACAACCATTTGATACAAGCAAAGAAGGTTGGATAAATACCATCGCAGACATAATAGCTACAAAGAGAGTTAAGATATGAATATTGTTTATACTGTTATAAATGATTTGTCAGAAATAGATTTTGATGACTTGTATGAAAGATCAAAGGATGCTATTGATGCGAATTGGCCGGAAAATTCTACATTAACTGACGCCGAACGAAAAACCAACATGCGCACATTAATTGAAAGCGGAATTAATAATGAGTGGCCAGGATTAAATCCTCATGGCGCAAATGATACTTATATTATGATAAGAGCTTTTGATACTGTAGCTGGAAAAGATATGGGATTTGTAAGCGGGTTTATCCTTGAAAATGGAACATTAGATGGCAGACATTCACTCACTGCTCCGGATGAAAACGGTTCTAGAAATTACGTTTTTAATCAAGAAAATGTAACAGCCAAAAATAATTTTAATATTGAAATTGGTATAACTAAACATTTGTATAGAAATATTCCTGCAAATTCAATCTTTCATAGAACTTTGCGTATGCGAGCAAACGCAGCAAACTATGAACTTTTAGAAGACGTAGATTCTCCAACGCACGGGCCAAATTTTAGAAATATATTAATACAATTAAATCTATGAAGTTTTTATTGAATGTAGGAGCCGAGAAATCTGGCACTACTTGGTTATATGAGTATTTTAAAGAACACCCAGATTTCTATGATATGGGAAAAGAACTGAATATTATTCAGAGAGACGATTTAGTTCCTGTCTTAGAAGATGTAAGCGAATATAGAAAAGACATAGAGTCTTTTTTTCGGGCTGTTTCAAATATAAATCAAGTCACAGGCGACTTCACACATTATGAAGGCTCGAGTGAGAACATCTTTCGACTTATTAAAAACGGTTTACTAAAATACGATATCGAAGTAGTACCAGTTTATATTATGAGAGATCCTATTCAGAGGAGTTGGTCTTCTTGGAATATGATTGGAGGAGGTAAAATTCCAAATCGGTCGTTAGCTTCACGATTTGTCATGAGCAATTTCATATCATGTAAATATAAAGAAACTATCGAAGCTTTGGACAGTGTGTTCGCAAATCCGCTCTACTTCTTTTATGAGGATTTTTTTACTCAAACCAATATCAATCAGATATGTGACGAGTTAGAAATTTCTCGACATCCAGCAGAATGTGATAATAAAGCAGGAGCTTCTTCCTATAAGAAAATGCCAAACAGTTTCGTCAAGGCTTTTGGTAAATCTTTAAAGAATAAAGAGGCTGCTAAATATGTTTTTGAAAGATTTGAAAATGTACCATGGAAACTCGAGGATTATTCGTAGATCTACTCTCGATGAAGATATTCGCTTAACTTTTCTTGAAGGTTTAAATAGGCATACGAACATGCATTACTTTGATCGTAATGCGCCTACAAATAAAACAGATGAAGCTGTGCTTGAATTTCTCGACAGAGAACAGTTTAATTGTAACAAAACTCATATTGAATATTGGTATCAGGCGTATAAATCTTCTGGAGATTTGTGGCCTCATGTAGATTTTAATGAAAAGCTTCGGCACAGAATTGAGGCTGGAGAAAAGTTGAAACCAGAAGAATTAATGTCTCCAATTACCATATCGTGTTACTTAGAAGCAATCGATCTTGAAGGCGGAGAATTTTGTATTTCTGAAAGAAGTTGGTTAGACTATGAAAAAGAACTGAGCCCTCCGGAAGTTTTAAAAGAAGAATTGTTAAAATATACACACGAGTCTTTTCAACCTACCGAAGGTGCGGTCTTATACTTCGAAGGCAGTCGATACTACCATTGGGTCAATGAAATCAAAAGCGGCTCTCGCAAGAGCATACTCATCAATTTCTGGGACAATTGTAGTCTTAACTCCACTTCGCCCAATTAATTTCTAATGTCTATATTACCAGAAATAGAAATACGATGTTCGTCTGAAGTTTGAAACGGATATACCTGATGCTTAAGATAATTTGGAAACATAATAAGAGAACCTTCCCATGTCTTATCAATATCTAATTGAGTCGTACTAATTCCACCGTCTAATGAGTTATAAATGAATTCAAACTTTGATGCAACTTTATAGTTTGATTCTCTTACATTTGGCATATTTAATTCCTCTTCTAAATCATAAGGAATTGCAATCCATATCACCCATGAAATAGCTTTGTGGTGAAAATGTATTGGATTATATTCGTGTTTCTTCTGAAAATTTACCCAAGCATCATTATCAATGACATAATTATGATTTTCATAAAAATTAAATTTTCTTCTATATTCAAGAAACGTTTGCTCTATGCATTCTCTAAACTGCCCGTTAATAACATACTGAAATTCTGTTTCTAATTGCCCAGCTAAATTAGTATTGTATTTTTCCGGATTATTATCAACTTGCTTTTGCAAGTCACAAGTCAACTCAGCAAAAATAGAAACTGGAATTCTTGTTTTAAGAACTCCTGGGTTATAAAGTTTTATTTCTGAAAATTCTAAGTTCATAATTTCACCGATAATAATTTAGTTAATAGTAATTGTAGAGGTGTCTTTACATATGCTCATAGTACCTTCGCAACAGATATTCCAATCTTGACCTGTCTTTGCCCCACGGCTTGGAACATTAATGATAACATTTTTACATAGATATTCTTTACCATCTTCGAAAACGCGCCAGACATGATCTTCTGTCCCGCGATTAGGTTGTCCTCTTGATTGATTGAATCTTATCATAAACTCAGACATATTAGATTATTTCTGCTGTTGCATCATATACTATAGGTTCAATGTACGGACGTGTACCAATGTTCATGTGAATAAATTTGAAAGGTTTGGTTGATGTGTTACGAGTAAAGCTATGCGGTAGCCAGGAATTTGCAAACATTAGTTGACCAGGAACTGGCGTAAAATTAATAGACGATGTTGCTGTGGTAATGTTAGAAGAATTATGTTCGTATAGTGGTAACATAAGTTTCATTGGTCGCGGATCATGAATCACCATTCGCGGAGGATCTTTCGGGCACTCTAAAAAATAAAAAGCAACTAACTGACAGTCGCTGTGATTATGATACTCCATTGATGAATACTTATGGTGTTCTTGACTCCAACATTCGGTAAGATAAGTCGAAAGTCCATTCATGTTGTATCCTTGATCGCTCAAAAGATTCCATGCTGTGTTTAATGTGTACTGTATCAGTGGAAGAAGATCTTCTTCGTTAGACACATCTGCTTGCACGACTGGATATACATCGTTTATTTTTGTTATTTTGCGCGCGGCCCTTAACGCCGCATTTGATGCTGCTCTTGAGAAATCAAGAAGTTCTGGCTTCATAATACTATAGATAGGTGAGCTAAAATACTGCCACTGATCAAGTATGTCTGTCATAATAAAATCCTTATGTTATGTATATTGGGAAAGATCAGCCTCTATCACTGTATCTAAAAACAGTCGGTTTCCAATCTTATTCCAACCACTGTTGACTTGATAAAATATATTTAAACCGTTGTTCAAACCATACTGAATAGCCCAACTAAGTATTTCGGCTGTTAGCGGAGCGCCTGCTTCAAGCAGTTGTAAAAAGCTAAGATCAGGATTTTCGTGTTGTCTCCAAACCATAATTACGTTTGATTCGTCTGGTTTCATCCACATCGGAATAGTATCAAGACCGAGTGGAAACTTTTCATTTCCTAACCATACACAGCTAAACGATTTGCACGGATTCTCAGGTCGTTGTTCATGTATCGAACATCCTTTTGTAGTTACAAAATGACATTTCCTTCCTGGCCAAAATTGATGGCCAAGAGCTTCTCCAGTTAACCAACCGCAGCACTTCGTGCAACTTCCACATTCTCTTGTCATATTATCTCACTTAAATTGAGGACCAGCTAACCATACTACTAGAGTTTTACGAATGCCTTTTGTCACAGGAGTTACTCTGTGTAAAATAAAGGACGGGAATGCAACTACTAAACCTTTTTGTTTTGTGACTTGAGTCGGCACGGGTGCATCAAATATCTCAAGATCTCCCCCCTCGTATTCAGAAGGATCAGATAATTGTATTACAAGAGATAATTTGCGAGGCGCATTCGTTGCATTTCCACCTCTGTCAAGATGCCACGTATAATGATCGTCTTTTCCATCGTATATAGTATACTGAAAGTCCTCTACAAATCCCCATATATCTAGATTGAAGAATTCACCGTTCAGTTGTCTTGCTATGAAAGCAATTCTATCATATATAAAATTAGTCTCGGGCGTAAGATTTATCCAACCTATTTTAGATGATCTAACTGCTTCTTCAACTTTACTATCAGGTCCAACACTAGCAGATTTGATCGTGAGACTATCACCAATACTAACTATTTTATCGATCTCTTCTTCAGTAAAACCATCACGCCATGATGCAAAAGAAATTTCTGGTATACCTAACGATGGAGAAGGAGCTATTTGATATACTGCCATTATTTACGCTCCCAAATATTATCTCGATAATGGGATTCATGACTTTGAAGCTTTCTACGTGTACCTTTGAGTGCTTTCAGTTCAGTTTCATTGAATGCTCTACATACATTTTTCGAAAACAAAGTATCTCTTTTAATTGGAATAACCTGCATTAACGGTGTACCAGCAGGTAGAATACCTTTAAAATTGGGTTCGTTCCAAACAAATGGAAAGTTAATAAACTCAAAATAACCATCGCAGTCTACCATACCCGAAAAACAAGTAAATCTTGGATCAGGTCTATTTAATGGTGGAACAAACAACAGTGAGTATCCTTTCGGGCAGTTGATTGCCCACCAGTTCATGAATTTAATTGGAGGTTTTGGTAAATGTGGAGCGGGGCATTTGTCAGATGTTACTTGCCACTGTAAATGATTCTCGATCATTGCTCTCGGATATTTGCTGTTGTATTCAATGAACGAACAATCTTCATTCGAAGTGATTTCAACATCAGCAACGAGTGGAATAATCCAACCCGTGATCATCGCATCAAGAAAAGGTGGGCATCTTTTGAGAGTAGATTGATCAAAGCCTACATCCTTCTTCATTGGCAAAGCTTTATACCATTCTGGTATCAGTTTGCGGGCAGGATAAGGTTCTGGTATATTTCCTAAATCATCATCATAGCAAAGAAATTCTAGTTTAGGCTCATTCTTTTCAAAAAACGAAAACATCAATTTTGTCCATTTCCAGGTTTTTCATAGTGTATTCCACCAGATTCAATAAATTTTTTACATTGCTCGACGTCGCTCGCACCTCTCAGAATATGATCATCATGCAAACTAAAATGTAAGCTTGAGATCCATATTCTGAGATGTGGTGGAAGTTTGTCATAGCAACGCATTACCAATGCCATTCTTTGTATGTTAACATGTTCCAAATGAATGACTCTATTATATATATGTAAATTACAGGGCTGCTAGTTCGACTAAGTTGCTCTCTGTGATGGCATCTAAGCCAATCAATGCTTGTTTGACTGCGGTAAAATCGTCATGTTTTTCATCGTAGATGACAAATGGAAAATCAGTAAATTCTCCAATATCCCATGTATTTAGAGCATTGAATACAGATTCGTATTGACTACTATCGTTGTATGATAAATGAGTAAACTCAATGTTATTATCCTGTAGCCACTGATAGGCTGCAGCAGAGTCGTTGCCACCTGTCGTAGTCAAACCAGTATAAAGATAAACGTCTTTAATTCCTACTAGCATGTATTGTTTCCTTTTTGTTATTTGTGCTAAAATGTTACACTCATCGTACCATTAGCGCTGCCTGTTCCAATATTTATAGAAACTATTTGATATGGGTATACTTTTACTGATACTGAATTTGTCGTAGTACCAATATTACCAGCGTTTCCTGATGCTCCAGGATTTGATGTGCCGGCTGTTCCGGCGGTCGCTCCAGTTCCAGCACTACCTGCTGTGCCAGTATTTCCTGCTGCTCCTGCGCCTCCTGGATTTCCAGCCGCACCATTTGTAGCTCCAGTTCCAGCTGCTCCTGTTGTGCCAGCATTACCAGCAGCTCCGGCACCGCCTGGGTTTCCAGCCGCACCATTTGTAGCTCCAGTTCCTGCATTGCCAGTCGCTCCAGCATTTCCTGCTGCTCCTGCACCTCCTGGATTTCCAGCTGCACCATTTGTAGCTCCAGTTCCTGCATTGCCAGTCGCTCCGGCATTTCCTGCAGCGCCGGCATTACCAGGACTTCCTGCTGCTCCTGGATTTGCTCCAGTTCCTGCCGCTCCTGTTGTACCAGCATTTCCGTTGGCTCCTGCACCGCCTGGACTTCCTGCTGCTCCTGGATTTGCTCCAGTTCCTGCCGCTCCTGTTGTACCAGCGCTTCCTGCAGCGCCGGCATTACCAGGACTTCCTGCTGCTCCAGCGTTTGCTCCAGTTCCTGCGGCCCCAGTATTTCCAGCACTTCCATTGGCGCCTGCATTACCAGGACTTCCTGCTGCTCCAGCGTTTGCTCCAGTTCCTGCGGCTCCTGTATTTCCTGCGCTGCCTGGTGTTCCTGCATTACCTGAACCACCGGCAGCGCCCGAAAGAAGTCCTCCATTGCCGCCTGCGCCGCCGTTGCCGTTAGTAGCACCACTTATGTTGCCTGAATTACCCGCGGTACCAGCATTGCCGGCGCCGCTACCACCTTGCTTTAAAGTCCAACCCGATGCTCCGCCTCCGCCTCCGCCGCCTCCGCCGCCTCCGCCTACACCAGCGTTGCCAGGAGATCCGGAGTTACCCGCCGTACCACCAGCTCCTCCTGCACCACCGGCGCCATTTGTTCCTGGGTTACCAGCATTGCCAGTGGCTCCTGGATTCCCAGCATTTCCTCTTGCACCGCCTGCACCACCAGCACCGTTATTTCCTGGATTACCAGCATTGCCAGTGGCTCCTGGATTACCAGCATTACCAGCAGCACCGCCTGCACCACCAGCACCGTTATTTCCTGGATTGCCGGCATTACCAGTGGCTCCTGGATTACCAGCATTACCACCAGCTCCTCCTGCACCACCAGCCCCATTGGTGCCAGGATTGCCTGTTCCTCCAATACCACCAGATGTCCCAGCTGTACCACCAGCACCACCAGTTCCTGCAGCTCCATTATTACCGGGATTGCCTGTTCCTCCAATACCTCCGGAAGTACCGGCCGATCCTCCGGCGCCGCCTGTACCAGCAGCTCCATTGTTACCGGGATTGCCTGTTCCTCCAATACCACCAGATGTCCCAGCTGTACCACCAGCACCGCCAGTTCCTGCAGCCCCATTATTTCCGGGATTGCCTGATCCACCTGGATTTCCAGAAGTTCCGGCCGAGCCAGCTGCTCCGTTTGTAGCATTTCCTCCAGCCCCACCAGTACCACCGGTTCCACCTGGAAAATTAGCTAAGGAACCAAACGTTGAAACGTTGCCTGGGTTTCCACTTGATCCCGGATTTCCGTTTGCTGCGCCAGTCCCAGCATTACCAGCAGCTCCGGCACCGCCTGGATTTCCTGCTGCTCCTGGATTAGCTCCAGTGCCAGCATTACCATTTGCTCCAGTATTTCCTGCTGCTCCGGCATTTCCAGGGCTCCCTGCTGCCCCTGGATTAGCTCCAGTGCCGGCATTACCATTTGCACCTGGATTTCCTGCTGCGCCGGCATTACCTGGATTGCCAGTAGATCCAGCGGTTGCCCCTGTTCCTGCATTACCATTTGCTCCAGTATTTCCTGCTGCGCCTGCATTACCTGGATTTCCTGCTGCTCCAGCAGTTGCCCCTGTACCTGCGGCCCCTGTTGTGCCGGCATTACCATTAGCACCGGCACCGCCAGGACTTCCTGCTGCTCCGGCGTTTGCTCCAGTTCCAGCCGCCCCTGTTGTGCCGGCATTACCATTGGCACCAGCTCCACCAGGACTTCCTGCTGCTCCAGCGTTTGCTCCAGTTCCTGCTGCTCCAGTATTTCCAGCATTTCCATTGGCCCCAGCTCCACCGGGACTTCCTGCTGCTCCAGCAGTTGCCCCTGATCCTGCGGCTCCAGTATTTCCAGCACTTCCATTGGCACCCGCACCACCTGCACTCCCTGAATTACCAGTCACTCCGCTACCGCCGCCTCCGCCGCCGCCACCGCCGCCGCCGCAAACGCACCCCCCAAGATTTGCGCTTCCACCAAAGCCACCATTTCCTCCGCCAGGAGAGCCTCCGGCGCCGCCGGGGGCAGAACAAGGCGCAAATGGGGTGCCAAAACAACCGCAGCCACCGCCCGGACTACCACCGCTACCGGCTCCGCCACCGCAAGGTCGGGCTGAACCTTGTCCGCCGCCTCCTCCCGTACCTGCGCTACCGCCAGTGCCACCAGCACCGCCGGCACCATTATTTCCTGGATTTCCAGAGTTTCCTGTGGCACCTGGATTCCCAGCATTTCCTCTTGCACCGCCAGCACCGCCGGCACCATTGGTACCAGGATTACCAGAGTTTCCTGTGGCACCTGGATTCCCAGCATTACCAGCAGCACCGCCAGCACCGCCGGCGCCATTTGTTCCTGGGTTACCAGCATTGCCAGTGGCACCTGGATTCCCAGCATTACCAGCAGCACCGCCTGCACCACCGGCACCATTAGTACCGGGATTGCCGGAGTTTCCTGTCGCTCCAGCATTTCCAGCAGTACCACCAGCACCGCCAGCTCCGCCAGCACCATTCGTACCTGCATTGCCAGTGGCACCTGGATTCCCAGCATTCCCTGCAGCACCTCCGGCTCCTCCTGGGCCGCCAGCACCGTTTGTGCCAGCATTTCCTGATGCGCCGGGATTTCCAGATGTTCCAGCTGTACCACCAGCACCGCCAGCTCCGCCGGCCCCGTTTGTGCCAGCATTTCCTGATGCGCCAGGATTGCCAGATGTCCCAGCTGTACCACCAGCACCACCAGTTCCTGCGGCCCCATTATTTCCAGGATTACCAGCATTGCCAGCAGTACCAGGATTGCCTGCATTACCAGCGTTTCCATTGCCGCCACGACCAGATATATCTATAGAATATACGCCTGCAGGAACGACGAATGTTGCGGGGGCATTGAATACTTGTGTGGCTGGAGCAGCCTTACCTGAAGCTCTAAATACATTTAATGGCATCGTATAACCTTCTTATTAACCTGTATTTGCAAGAGATAAGGCACCGAGATATGTTGTACCTCCGTCGAGGGTAAAGAAACTGAAGACATCGATTTTATTTGCACCAGTTGACATCGTCGGTGTCGAAGCATTCGGATATTTAACAGAAGCCGGCCACGTGATTATTCTCGATCCCGTGGCGTCTTGTTTACAATGAAGTGTGAAACTGTATGCATTGCCCGATGCAGGAGGATTTGAAAATGTAATTGTAATAGACGCGTTGGCCAATGTCAAATCGAATACGTTGGATAGTGATAAATCTACAGTGTGAGTAGTTGTTGTTATAGTATTGGCAACAACTGCTTCTTTGTATGAAGCAAGCTTAGGATTACTTAACACATTATTTGCCATTGCAACGTTGGCATTAAGAGTAGTAATACCAGCTACTTGTAGCGTCGAGGTTACGTTGGCAAAACCAGTGATCGTAGTATTACCGGCAGCAAGGGTGGTAATTCCAGATGCAGCACCTGCGGCTACAAGAGACGAAACAGCAAGTGGTTGACTGTTTGTAGACCAGCGATCATTTGTTTCATCCCAGACGAACTGAACGTTGGCAGACGTCCCGCGCATGATCTCGAAGCCAGCATTCTCAGTAGGAGGATTAGCTCCAAGATCTGCATTCAGCGTAACAATATTATCACCAACGTCGAGTGTTGTGGTGTTCACGTAAGTTCTTGTACCGGAAACTGTCAGGTTACCCGAGAGTGTAAGATCGGCGATTGATAATGTGGAATTCACATGAATACCAGTCGTATTGACCGTAAGTGTTGGCCCAGCAGTTACTCCAATTGTACCACTAGTTGTAATCGTTCCACCAGAAAGTCCATTAGCCGTGGCGACTGAGGTTACACCTCCACCGGTGGCACCTTGAGCACCTTGAGCGCCTTGAGCACCAGTAACACCTTGAGGTCCAGCAACACCTTGAGCACCAGTTGCGCCAGTTGCGCCTTGAACACCTTGAGCGCCGGCAACACCTTGAGCACCAGTTGCGCCAGTTGCGCCTTGAACACCTTGAGCGCCAGCAACACCTTGAGCACCTTGATCACCCGTTGTGCCTTGAGCACCAGTTGCGCCAGTTGCGCCTTGAACACCTTGAGCGCCAGCAACACCTTGAGCGCCTTGAGCACCCGTTGTGCCTTGAGCACCTTGTGCACCGGTTGCACCTTGAGCACCTTGAGCGCCTTGAGATCCGAGAGTAAGTGAAGCACCATTTAAAGTTGTAACTTGAACAATATCACCAGCAATCGCATTCGATGTAAGCGTTAAGACCGTGGTATTTGTCGTGTTATAGTCAACGGCCGCAATCTGACGCGAACCATTAATGAAGACGCTTTCAAGCCCTAAAGTATATACGAATGTGTTTGATGTGTCGTCTAATCCTGTAAACACCGTGGTATTCGATGTGACAGTAAACGTATAGGTATTCATGGTAGCAGCATTTGCCGTACCGCCTGAGCCCCAATAAACTCCTGTTCCATTCGATGAAAGAACTTGGCCGTTGGATCCAGAAGATCCGTTGGCTACGATCGTAGTGACAGCGAGAGAAGAGAGATTTGAACCAACTTCAAAGATGGCATTCGCAGCATCTGAAGAGAAGACTTTACGGTCAGTTAGGTTGACTGCAAATTCACCGTTATCAATAAAGCCGGAATTTGCTACGTCAGTAGTATTAGCTGTACGACCAGAAATTGTCGTGCGCTTAAATTGAAATTTATTTGCCATTCTCAACCTCTATATAGAGCAACGAAGCGGTTATGTAACCCCTAATATTCTATTTATACAGAAGTATCTTCAGCTTTTTTATTTTTATTTCCAAGCTTTTCAAGATCAACAATTTTTGCTTGAAGACTGGTCATGGTTTTATCGGCCATGACCAGTCTTGTTTCTAGCATGATGTTCTTACTTGTAAGATCATGTACACTCGCGAGTAATCGATTGATGTACTCATTTACAAATTCAGCTTCCATAAATTAGAATGTCCCGCCGTCGAGGGTTGCGTATACAACTGCTGTACCGTTAGACTGAAGCACGAATCCAGTAGAGCCAACAGCTAATTTTCTAAAACCGTTCGAAGAGTTAGCAACTAAAATGTCTTCTGCAGTAACAGTCGCGAGTCCAGTACCACCGCTTGTTCCAGGCAGTGCAGTCGAAAGACTCAATGTATTCGCTGTGATACCAACCGCGAGTGTCGAGTTCGCAGTAAGAGTAACGTTAGTCGCGTTCGAAACCAAACCACCAGAGTTTAGGAATGCTTGTAATGTAGCAGTAGTATAACCGGCTGCTGCAGTGTCTACAGTTGTTGTAGGTTCTGTTTGAGAACCAGCAAAGAGCTTATAAACGCCATCTGTAGCATCACGGAAAAGACCGGTATATTTAGCTCCAGTGGCACCGTATTGACCATAAAGACCGATATCAAGAATGTCGGTTGTTGCGTTTCCGTTTGCAAGCTCGATCAGCGAATCTTGGACTGTCAGGTTGGTAGTATCGATTGTCGAAAGCGTACCGAGAACAGTCAGATTTCCGGAAAGAGAAAGATCTGTAATCGAGAGTGCAGTATTAACATGGAGTCCAGCAGAGTTGACCGTGAGTGTTGAACCAGTGGTAAGGCCAACTGCATCTGCAGTGACATTAATACCGTTAGCAGCACCAACATGAACTCCAGTCGCGTTAGCTGTAAGACCATCACCGCCAACAACGTTGATACCAGCGCCATCAACAGAAATACCGTTAGCAGCTTTGGCAAAGACGCCTGAAGTATTCGATACAATACCGTTGTTTGCTACAACAGCAATCGTGGCTGCACCACCTTCACCAGATGAGGATCCAGAAATACCGTTACCAGCTGTGATAGTAGCAACATAGTCGCCTGATGTACCCGAACCAAGAGCAACGTCGCCTGAAAGTTGCGATGTGGCAATTGAAAGTGCAGCAGCATTGACATAAACGCCCGAGGTATTCGAAACAATCGTACCGTTACCAGATACGACATGCACACCTGTTGCGTTCGAAGCAATACCAGCTCCGGCAACAACAAAAACGCCTGTTGCGTTTGCAGATAGACCGTTATTTGCAATAACGTGTACGCCTGAGGTATTTGAAGCAAGACCGCTATTTGCAACTACAGCAATCGCGTCTGCAGAGACGCTGATACCGTTACCAGCACCAACATCAAGAGTTACCTCGCCAGATGTACCGCCACCAGTAAGACCAGAACCGGCTACGACTGATGTAATATCACCATCTTGAGGTGTTACCCAGTATACAGCTGTTCCGTTCGATGCAAGAACTTGTCCTGCAGTACCATTTGTGCCATTTGCATTAAGAGCAACGTTAGTTCCAATATTGATCTGTGTGGCATTTGCTACGAACGCCGTACCAACACTCACAATCGCTGCGTTCACGGTGCCTGTAGAGAATACACCGGTGGCATTCGCAACAAAAGAATTAGAACCAACGACGAAGTTACCGCCAGAGCCAGCAAGAACGCCGCCGGCAACAGACAGTTTATTATTGGTATTATCAAACGTAAAGTCTGCGTCTCCGGCTAATGCGCCAGAATTATTAAATTGAACTTGTGTATTTGAACCAGATACGCCAGAAGTAGGAGTTTCCCAATAAGCGGCTGTTCCATTTGAACTCAGTACTTGTCCGTTGGTACCCGTCGAACCATTGGCTGTAACTGTTGTCACAACAGCGTTAGCAACAATAATCTTGTCGATACCAGAGGTACCATTCGCAACGAGTGCTTGGTTGGCGGTCAGTATACCAGGATTAAATTTACCGGCAATGGTGATCGAAGCACCATTCGAACCAATAAATAAGTGATCGCCATTTGCTGTAAACGCTAATTCACCGTTAGCTAATGTTGGCGCATCAGCTGTCGTTAACGACCTTTTAATTTGAATTAAATTGTCTGCCATTTGGCTATTCCTTTTAGGTTAAAATGATCCGCCGTCGAGATCTACTGCTAGATCCGCGAATGACAGTTGTCTCACCTCATATTTATCATTTTGAGAATTGTAGATTAATGTAGCGCCATTGGCGGCTTCAACGACGCTGACGTCGAGTATGTTTTCAATACTTCGTATTTCTTGAATTTGATTTTTCAGAGTAATAGGACCAGCAGATGATAATCTGCCGTTGTTATTTGTAATTGTAGCGACTAAACGAGATGCACCTGCCATTATCTTGTAACTCCTGGTGTAACTGTGACGATACCTTCAACAAGACGAGAAACTGTTCCGCTGCCATCAGTCAACTCACAGTCATATACGTATCTTCCGGCTGTAAGGCCATTTGTGGTATTTGCCGACATCGAAAGAGCGACGACGCCAGTCACAGCAGTAATCGAAACTGTAAATGCGGTTTGAGCGGTCGAAGTATAATGCTTACGCATCTGAGCGGCACCTGTAAATCCTGTAAGATTTACGATGTTACCATTTTCATCAGTCACATCAATAGACGTAGCAAATGAAGTGCCTTGATCGATAATGATATTTGCTTTCAGTGCCATTTAATTCTTCCGCTATGTTTATTCAAAACTATAAGATGTTACAGTTATCACCCAATATTTAGTTTCTGCACCATTTGATGCTGATACGTTAAACGTTTGTTCATTGAAACCACCTGTATAAGCTGCTACAAGTTCAATTGATGAAGCACTTCCTCCACTTGCAACACTGGCGTATCCACTAAATCCATCTCCTCCAGTATAAGTCCAAACTACGCTTGAAGAAGCTGTGATAGTATAACCTGCTTGGGAACCATACGCTTCGGCAGTGTCAAAAGTAGGAGATCCGCTCGTTCCACCATCAGGAGAAAAAGTAACTAAAGCCACATCGGCATAAGGACGTATGCCGACAACTTGCCATGTAGATCCATTCCACATTTTAACGGCGGCAAAATCTTGGCTCCCGACCCACGACGAGCCGTTCCAATATTTAACAGGTTTAGCAGATAGGAACGTTAGCGGCACTTATTATTCTCCTGGCTTAGATGGCCAAACAACGTCTGCTGCATTTGTATAAGTCTGAGGAAGATCTCTTAAAGTTTGACGATATGTAGCCCAAGCAGTTTTATCTCCAGGCCAATCTGCCATTTGAGTATAGTCAGATAAAGCTAGAAGATTATTTCTTTTCGATCTAATTTGTTCCCAAGTAATTACCACGACTCGATCTTGCAAAACAAGATTTCCTTGTGATAAAACCAATTCTTTATTTTGCATATTCATACCATGGAGAAACTGCTGGTGTTGCTCTGCGGTAATTTCAACAATATCTTGCGGCAATGACGGATACCCAAAATCAGTATCGTAAAAACCTTTTGTTGTTGGGCTGTAGTAAATTGTCATTTTATTAATATCCCATTGCTAACCAGTAACCGGTATGAGAACTTTCATCTCCGTTAAACCAACTGAAACCAGTTGTTGATACACTAAAAATGGTTGCACCTTTAGAAGCCTGTCCAAATACGCCTGTATCTCCTACGCCATTCATCACAGCTCGGGCAACCGCGGTGAACGATGTTGGAAATGATCCAGATCCTGTAGTATTTGGAGTAACAGTTACTGTTCCCCACTGAATAATTGCTCCGTTTGGCAACTTAGTCCATCCATTTGACGAGAGACTTTGTGTATATCCTGTAGTTCCTGCAGTGTCAATCCAGATATCACCAGCCGCTGAAGCAGTAGGTTGAGTCGCTGTTACAAAAACTTGGCCGCCACTTGTAAATCCTGCGGTGACGTGTCTTAGAATAGGCGCGACAGCACCAGATGCACTTCCTTGGGCACCTTGTGGTCCGGTTGCACCTTGAGCACCTGTTATACTTGAACCTGCCGCGCCTTGAGCACCAGTTGCACCTTGTGCTCCGTTTATTCCAGGAGATCCTTGAGGACCAGTTGCACCTTGAGCGCCTTGTAATCCTTGAGCACCTTGAGGACCAGCAACTGAAGATGCTGCACCTTGTGCACCTGTAAGGCCTTGCGGTCCCTGTGGTCCTTGGATACCTTGCAAACCTTGGGCGCCTTGAGGACCGGCAACGGTTGAAGCAGCACCTTGAGCACCAGTTGTTCCTTGCGGTCCCTGAGGTCCGATAATTCCTTGTGCACCTTGTGGTCCCGTCGGTCCTTGAACCGAAGGTCCTTGTGGTCCTTGAGAACCAGTTGTTCCCTGTGGACCCTGGGAACCAGTTATTCCTTGCGCGCCTTGTGGACCAGGAACTGTCGAAGCTGCGCCTTGAGCACCAGTTGGTCCTTGAGAACCGGTAGATCCTTGTGCACCTTGAGCACCAGTTGCACCTTGCGCACCTTGAGGTCCAGCAAGTTGCGTCCACACCAAGTTAGCTGTCGCTCCACTTGATGCAAGGACGAAACCTGTTGTTCCAGCAGATTGTGTAGGTAGAAGGTTATTGATCGATCCGCCTGTACCGCCCCGAGATGTAGGAAGTGTACCGACAGTAATAGCAGATGCATCAACAAATACGCCTGCCGCGTTTACTGTTAAACCAGCATTCGCTACAAAACTAATCGTAGGATTTCCAGAAACGCCGTTGCCGTTTGTTACGCTAATGCCGTTCGTAGAAGCAATCGATACCGTAGTACCTGTTCCTGTACCAGTTCTGACTACGATACCATTCGCCGAGATATTGTATACGGTGTTAGCATTGCTTGCTGTACCAGTATAGAGCGACGAGTTAACGCCTGCTCCACTCGGGAAATTCACCGTATTTGTAACGGTGATATTGTTTGCAAAGACATCAAAGCGAGCAGTCGTAGTACCAAGTGCACCACCGTTTGCATCTGGTCGTAGTGTTCCATAAGATGTCGTATTAAATACGAAAGCATTGAAACGGTTTGAAGTATTACCGAGTGGCTGCTGATCTGCAATCAGAAGAACCCCGCCTTGACCGATGGTAACGTTGGCGTATACAAGAGAACCATTTACTACAAGGTTACCAGATACAACAAACAAGTCGTTTTTAAAGTGCGCGTTGGCTTCTACGTCGACACGATCATAGAAGATCGCGTTGCCAGAAGCAACTAGACCGTTATCAACCTTAAATCTATTATTTGCGCCTGACATATATTACCTTACTTAATGAATTGAGCAACAACTTTTGCAGCCGTGCTAGATCTTGTTTGATTGACATATACTCTTACGTTTGCAGTAGCCACGTTCGCAGAGAAAGTACCAAGTAAGCTGACTCCGGAATTAGCTGCAACAGGTGAAGAAACCGTACCATATGTTGTAAGCTGCGCAGTCGAATTATCATGAGCAAGTAGTACTTCAGAGATCTGTGTATTACCAGCATTTTTCAATTGAATGAGAAGTTTAGCAGTGCTATAGTCTGCCTTTGGATATTCGAAGACAAGAAGATCTGAACCAGTCGTAGCTCCAAGATTTCCGTTTGCAAAGATATCAACTACGTGCTCAGTCTTGAAAGTCACGATGTTTGCATGTGTAGCAGGACCAGTCACTGCGAGCGTATTCGCTAGAGCAGTTGCTCCTGTTACTCCAAGAGTACTCGAAAGCGTTGTAGCTCCAGTTACAGTGAGCGTATTCGAAAGATTCGTATTTCCTGTAACCGTCAGCGTATTTGCAAGAGCAACGTTCGAACTGACTGTCGCAGCACCTACAACAACAAGATGGCTTGTCGGCGTAATGGTAAGATTCGCAGATGCAGTGATCGATCCATTACCAATCGCCGTATTAAACGTTGCATTCCCAACAAGAACCGTAGTAGCATTTGCAACGACATTCGCTCCGACTGCAACAACTGTTTGGTTAGCAGTAACAATACCTGCAAAGAATCCTGTCGGTGTAACGTTAGATGTCGACGTTGAGTTGACAATGCTAACAATTCGAGTATTCGCTAAAACGGTATTACTACCTTCTGCGGTGAAGAATCGAAGCGATGTTAACTCAGAAGCGTTAAGCGTATTACCTACAAATACTCCGCTACTATTTGCTACAACGTTACCAATCGCACCTGTTCCAGTGATTTGCACTGTACCACCATTGGTAGCATTTGCCGTGACGTTTGCGCCGAGCGAGATCTGAATAGTATTGGCAGTAAAGATGCCAGTTTTAAATGCGTTCGGTTCGATGTTTGCAGTGGCACTCGAGTTAGCGATGCTAATGATTCGAGTATTTGCAAGAGTGGTGTTTGAACCTTCAGATGCAAGGAAACGAACTGATGTGACTTGTGAAGAGTTTAAAGTATTACCTACATGCAGGCCACTACTATTTGCAACCGTATTGCCGACCGTACCAGTTCCTGTTACTTGGATCGTGCCGCCGTTGGTAGCATTCGCAGTGACATTGGCACCAAGTGAAACTTGAATGGTGTTAGCTGTAAAGATGCCTGTCTTGAAACTGATAGGATCAATATTTGCAGATGATGTTGTATTGGCAATGCTAATGATCTGATTGTTTGCGAGTACGGTATTGCTACCTTCTGCGGCAAAGAATCGAACACTCGTCATCTGACTGTTCGTAACAGTATTGCCTACATATAGGCCGCTGCTATTTGATACACTGTTACCTACTGCTCCGGATCCTGTGACTTGGATCGTACCACCATTCGTGGCATTAGCAGTGACATTGGCACCTAATGTAATCTGAATCGTGTTCGCTACAAACAATCCAGTGCTAAAGCTAATTGGATTCATCGTAGCAGTGTTAGTGCTATTCGCGGCAACAACTGCGAATGCAGTTGCTGTTGTATTCGTGGTCGAGTTCGACTGAATCGTCAGCTTCGTTGTGTTAGCGACAAGGTTTGCACCAGTCAAACCAGCATGTAGACCGTACTGCCACATGAATGTGTTCGAAGAACCATTGGCAACTTCCAGACGAATTTCGGTCGATGTCACGTTGCTCAGAACAGTGTTCGTACTGATCATGAGATTCGCAAACGAACCGTTGACGTTTCCGCCTTTCATCCAGTTTGTTACGACGAGATTATTAGCCCCGAATGTTCCGTATAGCTGAGCTGTTCTTGGAAACGCAGTGTTACCCGTGTTTGCATACGTGCTATTTGCAGTGATGATTTCTGTCGAAAGCGCGTGAAGAAGTTCATTGGTCTCGAGGAGCCAAACCTCGAACGAGTCGGTAATTACATCAACATTAGCTACTGGTCTTGACATTAATTTCTTCCATTCACTACTTGTAAGAGTAGAGTTTTAATTTCTTTGAGATCGTCTTCGACTGCACTGATTCTATTCGATAGCTCTTTGCTATTCTTCGCTTTCGATCTCTCTGCTACAAACTTTGCATAAGATGCATCGTCTGTATTTATGAAAGCTCCAGTAGAAGTATCTTTCATGAATCCATCAGTTTCAGTCTTGACTAACATTATGCGGAAACTCCGATAACCTGAATAGCCTCTACCTTTGGAACAATGTGAGATTGCGT